TATACAATATCACAGGTTGGTTTTTGTTGGGGATTAACTTCAGATGTGACAAAAGGAGCAAGTAACTTCGTGTCAAATGGAGCTTTAGTTACTGCGCCATTCACTTTAAATACTGGAAACGTTTTAGCTCCACAGACAGGATACTTTATTAGGGCATACGCAATTATTAATTCACTTTCTAATTATATAGTGTACGGAAGTTCTACACCATTATTTACAACATTATCAGCTACTCCAACAGTTACAACTAACGCAGTCACAGCTTTTAACGCTCAAAGCATAACAGCTGGAGGTAGTGTTACTCTAACTAATGGCATACCAGTATTAGATAAAGGTCTGTGTTGGGATTTATATCCTAATGTTCCAGTAAAAGTAGCGGGTAAATTTGTAAGCGCAGGGGCTGGAGAAGGAACGTTTTCAGGCGCATTAATAACTGGATTAACGTTTGGACAACATTATAATATACTAGCTTACTCAACTAATGGTTATGGAGCAGGATTATATTATGCAAGTAATACAATTGATCAAACAACATATACACCAAATATAGTAATAGAAACGGTTACAGATACAAATCCTTTCCCTTTAAGTATGACATGTGGAGGTAATGGCATAGTAGATGATGCTGCATATCCAATAACAGAAAAAGGATACTGCTACAGTTCTTCTGTAAATCCTCCAACGATAGCAAATACTAAAGTATTAGCGTCTCCTCAAACTGGAACAGTTTCATTTACAGCAAATACTGGAAACATGCTTACACCTAATGTTAGTTATTACGTTAGAGCCTACGCATTAAACTCTACAACTGGATTCGTAGATTATGGTTCTACAGTAACAGTTTTAACACCTAATGATAATGCAACTGCGACGATACCAGTTATTAATAATGTTACACAATACACAGCTGATGTAGCCTATAGTATTGGGGCTGGAACATATTACACAACTGGAACTAGAGGTATTTGTTATACTATAGCCCCTATTGTTCCAACAATTGCAAATGGGACTGTAGTTTCAGTTTCATCTCCTCCTGGAGCATTAGCAGGGTCTTTTACAATTACATTAGACCCTTTAGTTCCGTTCACACAGTATAACTTTAAATCATTTATAACAAATTCCGCTGGAACTGTTTATTCACAAATGTCAACTGCAACAACATTATTTGCACCTGTAATTAAGAACGCATACTCACTAAGAAAAGTGGTGCCAGGATATACAGGAAGTGCTATAAGATGTAGAAATGCAGCAGGGTCTTTAGCAAATATACCTTTTAATGCAGATGGTAGTTTAAATACAGTTGCTTTACTTGCACATACTGGAGTGTCTGCTTCAAGTCAAGGCACTGTTGAAACTTGGTACGACCAGAGTGGAACTAATAACATGACTATAGCTGTTGTTTTTAGACCGTGTTATATTGTATTAAATGGAGTTTTACAGATCAAAAACAATAAACCAGCTATTTTTTGGAATGCTGCAACAATTGCATATTTTAGAACATTAACAACTGGGTCGTGGCAGGTAAACAACTTGTCTATATTTATGGTGTCGTCTACTACTAGCACAGCAGAGGCGCAGTATGGATTACAACTTGGTAATATGATTTTTCCAAGACCAAATACAACGACCGACTTTATAAAGTACTCTGCGTCTAATATAGCAATAACATTAGGAACTAGTTCAACAGCTATTAAATTAGATAGTACTCTAACAACTTCAACTAATATTTCAGCTTGGAGAAATAACGGTAGTGTTGTAACTTTTACAGGAACAGATACTACTACTGCAACTGTTCTTTACTTTGGAGCAAATCTTGGAACTGGAAATAATAAATTTAGTGGAACAATACAAGAGCTTATAATATATGCTGGTAATGTAGATGGGGATTTAAATACTTTTACAACTAGAAATACAATATCAAGTGAAATAATGGGTTACTACAACATAACGTAAAACAAAATAAGATGATAACAATTAACACAAAGAAAGAGATTGAGATTAGGAATGCTACCTACGAGGTAATAGATAGCAAGGTGGTAACACTGTCAGTGCAAAACATAACACAGGACAGGAACGGAGTGGCTGCCAATGGGTTCTACTACTACACCACAGATGATGGTAACATAGTAAAGCTAAAGGATAATAGAACGTATATGTCATGGGAAGAGATTGAGGAGGTCGAGTTTAATAACCTAAAACCTATGACAGATGTGAACTACAAGGAGGCTAACTATGAGAGGTTAAAGGAGTTTGTTATATTAAAAATAACAGAGGAGTCTGGCAAGAACTTTGGTATATTAATGGAGGATTGGAATCTAGATGCGTAATTTAGATTATTTATTAAATAAAATAATATCTCGCAAGTTATTGGTATTTGTAATAGCTTGCGTGGGATTGTTTGGCGGGAGTTTAACCTCTTCAGATTGGGTTATTATCGCAACTGCGTATATTAGCGTACAAGGCGTAATGGATATATTAAAAAAATAAATATATATTATGAAATTAGATACCAACGGTTATTTACTTATAACAAAATTTGAAGGATTTTCCGCTGTACCGTATCTGTGTTCAGCTGGCGTGTCCACGATTGGGTATGGTTCAACATTCTATACCGATGGGGTTAAAGTTACAATGAAAGACTCCAAAATATCCGAGACCCAGGCATTGGTAATGTTTAAAATAATTGCAGATGAGTTTGCGACAAAGGTATTAAAACTATTAAAGCAGGACGTAAACCAAAACCAATTTAATTCTTTAGTATCTTTTGCATATAATTGTGGCGTAACTAATTTTGCAAAAAGCACATTGCTTAAAAAAGTAAATATTAATGCAGATGATCCTGCAATACGCTATGAGTTTTTAAAATGGAATAAAGCAAAAGGAAAAATAATAGTAGGTTTAACAAGAAGAAGAAATGAAGAAGCTCGTATTTATTTTAGTTAGTATTTTATTAGTATCGTGCGCTTCTAGAAAAGTGCAGGTTAATAATACAGAAACAAAAACAGATAGCATAGTTGAACGTAAAGATACTGTGGTTATAAAAACAATCGATAGTATATTTATTAAAAAAGACGTATCTATTGACGAAATAATAATAACTCCGCTGGATACATGCAGATCATTTATGGTAGATGGCAAACTCTATAAAAACGCTATTATAACAATAAAAAAAGTTAAAGACAATAGTTTATACTCTAAAAAGAAAACAATGACTTTAAACGCGTCTAAAACACAAAAGAACCATACTACCAAAGCATCTGTTATAAAGACAAAACAAATAGATAAAAAAAGTAATTTAGCTTTGTATCTTGTTGTTTATATTTTATTTGCTATAGTGTTATTTGTAGTATATAGATACTTAAGTAAAATTAGTATATTAAGGTTGTTCGGTTAAAAAATAAATTTTGTGCGTAATAATAGCAATATAATCAAATTAAATTAAATCAAATAAATATGTCAGACGCAATTGTTAAGAACCTTAGTTTTGGCGATGATGCCAAGAATAAGGTTTTTGAAGGTATTACAAAATTAACTAGAGCTGTTAGTTCTACATTAGGGGCTAGTGGTAAATGTGTAATGTTAGAAGATGGAGGAGGTAATCCTGTTATTACTAAGGACGGTGTTACTGTAGCAGATAGTGTTATACTATTAGACCCTATTGAAAACATGGGAGCAAGGCTTTTAAAAGAAGCAGCTAGGAAAACAGTTAAAGAAGCCGGAGACGGAACTACAACCGCAACGGTATTAGCCCACTCTATTTTATCAGAAGCTTACCAAATTAAAGATACTATTAGTTCAAGAGAACTTAAAAGCGGTATTGAAACCACTGTTGAAAAAGTAATTGAGTATTTAGAATCAATCGCTGTGCCAGTCACAGGTACAATGATTGACCAGATTGCTACAATCTCAACAAACAATGATCCTATATTAGGTAAGATTATTGGGGATGCTTTTAGGGCGGTTAACGAAACGGGTATTGTTATGATGGAATCTTCATCACTTGCAGAGACTGAAATTGAAATATTAGATGGGGTTCAATACGACAAAGGATTAGTTAACTCTCATTTCATCACTAATCAAACAAAAAAGACTGCTGAACTAGATAATCCGCAAATATTGATTATCGAATCACCAGTTGAAAATATTAGACAAATACAATCAGTATTAGAATATATTATAAAAACTAATAAATCTTTATTAATTATCGCAGACGTAGAGCCGGCAGTTATATCGGCGCTAGCAATGAATAAAGTTAAAGGCAATATTAAGGTTAACGTTATCAATGCGCCTACTTATGGTATAAGTAAAAAAGATATGCTGTCAGATTTAGCTTTGCTAACAGGAGCAACTGTTATTAATGAAGACTTAGGTGACGATATGGATTTAATCCAGCCGGAATACTTAGGTTCATGTTTAAAAAGCATAACTAGTGACGGGGATACCATATTGCAAGTTGGCGAACCAAACAAAGATGTTACAACATTAATAAACGAAATAAAAGCGAAGTTATTAGATAACAATCCACCAGGAGAAGTTATTAGATTAGAAAGAAGACTAGCTAGGCTTTGCGCAAAAGTAGCAATTGTAAAGGTTGGTGCTAATTCAGATATTGAATTAAAAGAAAAAGCAGATAGAGTTGAGGACGCAATTTGTGCAACTAAAGCAGCAATTAAAGAAGGGATTATTCCTGGAGGAGGTATTGCGTTACTCGATGCTTCAGAAATTATTAGTTCAGAGTCAAAAGGAGAGACTGCTTTATTAAATGCAATTACCGCTCCGTTCTATACTATTTTAAGGAATGCTGGAATTGACACAATACCAAGTAACAGAAGAGTAGGTTTCGGATTAAATGTTATAACCAATAAAACGGTTAATATGATTGAAGCTGGAATTATTGATCCATTATTAGTTACTAAGTCAGCATTAAGAAATGCAGCATCAGTTGCTGTTACAATATTATCAACCGATTGTGTAATAAATAATTTGAGGATTAATGAAGGCAATAGGTAATAATATAATCATACTACCAAAAAAGGTAGTTACAGATAAAACAAAAGGGGGTCTTATTTTGATTGAAAAAGATAAAGAAGATATTCGATATAAAGAAGCGGTAGTTGTTTCAGTTAGTGAAGATATAAAAGCAGTTGTTGAAGGAGATGAAATATACTACGATAAACACGCTGGTCATGGAATAGAGTTTGAAGGCAATAAGTATACTATTATAAAGTTACAAGATATTGTTGTAGTATTATGAAACGGTTCGAGGCTAAGGATATAAAAGAACTTAACCTATTAAAGAATTATAGGATAATACGTAAATGGGCTTGCAGGACAAATGATCTAACAGATGCCGATTTGGAATTGCTAATATACTTTGATTGTATGGACTTCTTTACAAAGCAAGATTTTAAAATAGGTACATATTCATATAGTTGGGATAATAGACGATGGAACTCTTTATTAAAAGAAGGATGGATAGTCGTTTGGAGGCCTAGAAATCATACAACACAAAAATACCACATATATAAGGTTTCTTTCAAGTGCAAACAATTAATAAGTAGAATGTACCGTATAATGCTCGGTATCGAAGAAATACCTACTAGCACACAAAGAAATCCGATAATGAAAGGTAGAACGTATAGTGAAATAGTATTAAAAAAAGCAATAGAGAACGTTAATAATCCAAATACAATATGATAGATAATTATAACCCAAACCCAAATCAATTACAGTATAATGCAATGAACCCAAAAGCAATGAGCAATATGCAAACATTGCAAAACATTAATGGGGTTCCAATGGATGGTACTTTTAATAGAACCATTGGTGTTCCGCAGACACAGCCCGTAGCAACTCAATATATTCCACCTACAGCGCCAGATGCAAATCCAAAAAATGTACAAACACAAATTATGCCTGATAATAACTTACAAACTTATTAATTATGATTTTAAATATTAAAAAACACCCAATGGATTCTCATGACAAGCTTGCCTCTAATTCAGGGGTTGGAGCTAATGCTTTATGGAATGGCCCTTTTAATACTGATTCTTTGCCAAAAGGAAAAGGAAGCAGTTCTGGTATTAGTGGCATTATCTTGAACAACGACAAACCAATGGCCTGTGGTTGCGCAATTACTCAAAAAGCAAAAGGACGTTCAAATGGGGCATACTGATTTAAAAATATATTTAGTTAACGGAGCAACTATGGCAATAAGTATGACTGCTGTTGAACCTGCATTAAAAATAATATTATTGCTGGTTTCTATTGGTTATACTATCAATAGATGGGTTGGATTATATATAGATAAAAAAAACAATAACGAAAACAAAGATCAATTATTATGAAAAAAATGATCACAGGAAGCTATGCTTCTAAAGGGGCTATGGCTAAAACAGAAAAAGGTGAAGGCAAAAAAATGCAAATGAAAGAAAAAGTTGTTGCAAAAAAAGCAATGATTAAAAAGAAAAAATAATATATATTAAACAATTAAATTAAATCAAATGAGTACAGAAGTTAAAAAAATTACAGAGGAGCAATTAGAAAAAGTTGTAGCGGGGCAAAAAGATTTGCAATCATTGTTAACAAACATCGGCGTATTGGAATCTCAAAAGCATGGTTACTTGCATCAGTTAGCAGAATTAAATAAGTCTATTGAAGAATTTAAGTCGGAAATTGAAGCAGAATACGGAGCAATCAATATTAATCTACAAGATGGCTCTTATACTGAAATTGTAAAAGAAAGTGAGCCAAGTTTGAGTATTGTTAAAGATACTGAAGAATAAATAATGAGTTCTGTTATAAGAAAAATAAGTATAGGTTCAGATTATAAGAATGACGCAATGCACTATTCTGTAGGGCAAACTGTATATGGAGGACACGAAATTTCGCATATACTATTTAATGAATCTGAAAATTCTTATAATATTCATATAAAGAAAGGAGATGAGGTAATGGCATGGAAGAAGTTTAATTCTAATATGGCAATATCCGTTGAATATGATTTAGAATATTAATGAGGAGTGTATTTAACTTTATAGTTAAGCCATTAGGCGAAAGATATGAAAATAGCATTACGGTAGATAATAAAGAATTATTACTAAATACGAAAATAGAAAGTTTTAAATCTGTTAATAATGTAGCGGTTGTAATTTCAACTCCTTTAGCATTCAAAACAGAAATTAAAGAAGGAGATTTAGTAGTAATTCACCATAATGTGTTTAGGAGGTTTTACAACATGAAAGGCAAGAGCAAGAATAGCTCATCATATTTTAGAGATGATCAATACTTTTGCAATGTAGATCAAATTTACTTATACAAAAATGATAAGAAGTGGATTGCATTTAATGACAGATGTTTTGTAAAACCAATAAAGAATAATGATAATTTTAAGCTAGATAAAGAAAGAGAACTTATTGGTATATTAAAATACGGAAATGATTCCTTAAACAAGCTTAAAATCAATCCTGGAGATCTAGTAGGCTATACCCCTAATGGTGAGTATGAGTTTATTGTAGAAGGCCAGCGATTATATTGTATGAAATCTAATGATATTGTAATTAAATATGGATACAAAGGAGACGAAGTTGAATATAATCCAAGCTGGGCACAAAGCGGTATTGGAGCTAATTAAAGTTGCAGAAGAAGCTATATTAAATAATGGAGATGATGATTTATCAGCAGACAAATTAAAAAATGCAGCAGCAACAAAAAAATTAGCAATATTCGATGCATTTGAAATACTTGCCAGAATAGAAGACGAAACTAAAATGATTGAAGACGCTTCTAAAGAAACCGTAGCAAAACCATTTAAAGGATTTGCGGAAGGGAGATCCAAATAATGTATGAACAAACTTTATACAAAGTATTAACAGATTATATAAAACCTGCGGTTATTAAAAAAAACAATAGGTTTAATAAATGGAAATACGGATACGACAAAGACTATGACGTAGTTGTTATTAGTAAAACTGGTAAGATTGGAGAAATATATGAAATACAAAATCTTAGGATTGCATTACCATTAGCGGGAGACGTACACAACCGATCTGAATCAAAAGATGAACAGTATTGGGAACAAGTTCCATATCCAAAAGAATTAGATAAAATTAAAAATGTTACCGATTGGAATAAGCATCCTGATAGTTTTAAAGAATATTGGTATGATTATATAGATCAAGAATTTAAAAGAAGAGACGAAGGCTTTACTTATTATAGTAATGGTAAACCTACATATATAACAGGTACACATTATATGTATCTGCAATGGAGTAAGATAGACGTTGGAGCAGCAGATTTTAGAGAATCAAATAGATTATTTTTTATATTTTGGGAAGCTTGCAAAGCAGATCCAAGATGTTACGGAATGTGTTATTTAAAAAATAGACGTTCTGGATTTTCGTTTATGTCTTCTGCAGAACTTGTTAATCAAGCAACAATATCTAGCGACTCACGATTTGGTATATTATCTAAGTCTGGCGCCGATGCTAAAAAGATGTTTACAGACAAGGTGGTGCCTATATCGGTTAATTATCCATTCTTTTTCAAACCTATCCAAGATGGTATGGATAGACCTAAAACAGAATTAGCATACAGAATACCCGCATCTAAACTTACAAGAAGGAAATTAGATTCTAATGATAAATTAGAAGACCTTGAAGGATTAGATACAACAATTGACTGGAAGAATACTGGTGACAATAGTTATGATGGTGAAAAATTAAAGCTATTAGTACACGATGAAAGCGGTAAATGGGAAAGACCTGATAACATATTAAATAACTGGCGTGTTACTAAAACAACACTTAGATTAGGTAGTAAAGTTATTGGAAAGTGTATGATGGGTTCAACCTCAAATGCTTTAGACAAAGGAGGTGAAAACTTCAAAAGATTATATAACGATTCAGATGTTACGAAAAGAAACCGCAATGGACAGACTAGTTCAGGATTATATAGTTTGTTCATACCTATGGAATGGTCGTACGAGGGATTCATTGATACTTATGGGATACCTGTATTCGATACGCCAGAAAAACCAGTTAAAGGTATAGATAATAACTATATAGAATACGGAGTTATTGAACACTGGCAAAACGAGGTGGATGGTTTAAAGCAAGATCAAGACGGCTTAAACGAATACTACCGTCAGTTTCCAAGAACAGAGCAACACGCTTTTAGGGATGAGACAAAGCAATCTTTGTTTAATCTTACAAAAATATACGAACAAATAGATTATAACGATGATCTACGAAATTCCCAAGTTATAACACAAGGAAGTTTTCAATGGGAAAATGGCATTCAAGATTCAAAAGTTATATTTTACCCAAATAAAGACGGTAGATTCTTAGTATCTTGGGTTCCACCGAAACATCTTCAAAACCGCGTAATCATAAAGGATGGACTTAAATATCCAGGCAATGAACACTTAGGGGCGTTTGGATGTGATAGTTATGATATATCAGGAACAGTTGACGCAAGAGGATCTAACGGTGCTCTTCACGGATTAACTAAGTTTTCAATGGAGGATGTTCCACCTAGTCATTTCTTTTTAGAATATATCGCTAGACCTCAGACTTCTGAGATATTCTTTGAAGAAGTTTTAATGGCATTAGTATTTTATGGTATGCCAATATTGGCAGAGAATAACAAAGCTAGATTATTGTACTATATAAAAAGGAGGGGCTATAGGCCATTCTCTATGAATAGGCCGGATAAAGTTTGGAATAATTTATCGCCAACAGAAAAAGAGATTGGAGGTATACCTTCAGCAGGTCAAGATATAATACAAGCGCACGCATCAGCGATTGAAACATATATAGAAAACTATGTGGGATATAAAGAGAGCGGATACGGTGATATGTATTTCCAAAAAACATTAAATGATTGGTCTAGATTTAATATAAATAATAGAACAAAACATGATGCAACTATAAGTTCCGGATTTGCGATAATGGCATGTAATAAACATTTATATTCGCCATCAACGCCGTATAAGAAAGAAAAAGTAGAATTAAATTTCAAAAAATATAACAACCTAGGCCATAGTTCAAAAATAATATAATAGATGATTTATACTAACACGAATAGCTCTTTCCCAAGTCAGGTGGTACCGGACGAAGAAAAACAAACACTCGATTATGGTTATGCCGTAGGTATGGCTATAGAAGGCGAGTGGTTCAGAGGTAATAGGACTAGTCTTGGAAACGACAGATGGAGTACTAACTGGCAAACATATCATAACCTTAGGTTATACGCTAGAGGTGAACAAAGTATACAGAAATACAAAGATGAATTATCTATTAATGGTGATTTATCTTATTTGAATTTAGACTGGAAGCCAATACCAATTATACCAAAGTTTGTGGATATAGTTGTTAATGGCATGTCTAATAAATTATTTAAAATAAAAACATTTGCACAAGATCCTCAATCAGTAGCACAGAAAACAAATTACACTGCTGCGCTATTAAGAGACATGAACGCAAAAGATTTGTTGAATGATATTCAAGAAAAACTAGGCGCAAACTTATACAGTACGCCAAACCCAGATTCATTGCCGGAAGATAATGAAGAATTAGAAATACATTTACAATTAAATTACAAACAAGCTGTTGAAATTGCAGAAGAAGAAGTCATCAACTATGTCTTGAATAAAAACAAATATGACAATATTGCAAAGAGACTTAATTACGATTTAACGGTATTGGGTATTACGTGTGCAAAAACAAACTGGAATGGTTCTAACGGTATCACAATTGATTATGTAGATCCAGCTAATTTAGTTTACTCGTACACTGAAGACCCTAACTTTGATGACATGTACTATGTTGGCGAGGTTAAGTCCGTTAGTTTAGAAGAGCTAAAGAAAGAGTTCTCTAATTTAACTGATGAAGAATTAAAGGAAATAGAAAAGTTCCCAGGAACAAATGATTATAGTCGTACATATACAAATCAAAATTACGACACAACTACAATACAAGTTTTATACTTTGAATACAAAACATATTCAAATCAAGTATTTAAAATAAAACAAACAGAACAAGGATTAGAAAAAGCATTGGTTAAGTCAGATGGATTTAATCCTCCTGCTAATGATAACTTTAATGTAGTATCAAGAAGTATTGAGGTTCTTTATTCAGGTGCAAAAATACTTGGGCATAAAAGAATGCTTAGATGGGAATTGTCCCAAAATATGACAAGACCATTAGCGGATACTACTAAAGTAGATATGAACTACGCTATTTGCGCGCCGCGTCTTTATAAAGGAAGAA